CCTGCATCCGGCGTCGGCGCTATTTTCCGTGCTCGCAAGAGTGCTGAAGGCGCTTGGTCTGTGTACCGCATTGCGTAAACTGAATGGGGGTCTAAACAACCCCCATTTTTCCCTTTTGGAACTGATAAAGGAATTTAATCATGGCAAATAACAAACCTATTGGCGTTGCATACGCCGATCCCCAACTGGATTCGTTCCAAGTTGGCTCATCTAACGATCCAATTGCGATCACTTCTGCTGGTGTCCTCAACGGCGCGTATGCAGTTACTTCAGCAACGTCGGGCGATACTCGTCTTAACTTTAACCGGCTGACCTTTACTTCAACCGGCTCTGGTGAAACTGCTCGTTTCTTGACCCGCGTAACTGGCGCTAACGGCGCTACAGGCGGCACCATTAACGGCGCGCACATCAGCACGTCGATCAACGGTTCTGGAACGATCAGCGGCGCGGCCAACGCTTTGCGGGCAACTATTGGCGGCACGTCTACCAACCCAGGCGGCACCTTGGCGGCTTTGCAACTGGACTCTGATTTTGCATCGGGCGGCACTTGGACTAACGCATCCTTTTTGCGCGTGACCAATTCTGGCACTGGCGAAGTCGGCAACTTTGCTGAAATGCCTGCTGTCAGCGCAACAGGTGTATTCCGCGCTAAGGTGGGTTCGCCCGTAGTCAGCCATTGCATTCCAGTATCCAGCGGCGGCACGACCTACTACATCATGGCTAGCACAATTGCCTAATGGTAATCACCAAAGAATTTCTCATTGATGAAATTCAATCGCTTGAGCAAGAGATTGGAAAGGCGCAAACTTTTCTAACTCAAGCTCAAGCGGTTTTGAACGCTTATCAAATGCTTGCTCGTAGATTGGATGAGCCAGAACCAACACCCTCGGAAGAATAATGTCTATTATTTACATGTCTCACCCCGTTCATGGCCGCAAAATAGCTTACATGGAGCTAGAGGCTGAATTCGATGAAAAAAATGGCTGGACAAGGTATACTTTGGACACGCCTGTTGATCAAGAGGCGGCTCCTGTCGCAAACGAACTGGAAGTTAAACGTCGTCGTGGCCGACCCAGTTTAGAGGCGGCAGAACAAGGAGCGTAACATGGCCATTTACACCGCTGGCGATCAAATCAATAGAGCATTGCGATTGCTCGGCGTATTGGCTGAAGGTGAGACACCTTCCGCATCTGTGTCTCAAGACGCCCTGATGGCGTTGAACCAGATGATCGACTCTTGGAATACCGAGCGTCTTTCTGTATTCTGTACTCAAGACCAAATATTTACTTGGCCTGCTGGCGAAATTAAACGCACACTAGGCCCATCGGGTAACTTTGCTGGGTTGCGCCCAGTTTTGTTGGACGAGGCCACCTACTACCGTGACCCAGGCACTAACGTGTCTTTCGGTATCAAGTTCATCAATCAACAACAGTACAACGGCATTGCGGTTAAAACCGTGACGTCTACATACCCGCAGGTCATTTTTGTCAACATGACATACCCTGATGTTGAAATGTATGTCTACCCACGGCCCACACGGGACTTGGAATGGCACTTCGTATCAGTTGAAAAGCTGAGTGAGCCTGCAACATTGGCGACTGACATCTTGTTTCCGCCAGGCTATTTGCGAGCATTTGTCTACAACTTGGCGATGGAATATGCCCCTGAGTTTGGCGTGGAGCCAAGCCCCCAAGTGCAGCGCATCGCCATGACCAGCAAGCGCAACCTGAAGCGCATCAACAACCCTGACGACGTGATGTCGATGCCCTACGCCATCGTGGCCACACGTCAGCGGTTCAACATCTACGCGGGTAATTACTGATGAAGACGCCGATTCTTGGGTCGGCCTACGTTGCTCGCAGTATCAACGCTGCGGATGCTCGCATGGTCAATCTGTTTCCCGAAATTATTCCTGAAGGCGGCAAAGAACCCGCGTACCTACAGCGTTGCCCAGGATTAAACTTGTTGGCCACAGTTGGCACGGGGCCTATTCGAGGCGTGTGGTCGTTTTCATCCATATCTACTGTTGCGTTTGTTGTTTCAGGCACCGGCTTGTATAAGATCAACACCAACTACACCGCCACGTTGCTTGGCACCATAGCAGGCACAGGGCCGGTTAGCATTGCCGACAACGGCACCCAAGTGTTTATCGCGGCCAATGGGCCAAGCTATATTTACAACAACACCACCAATGTTTTTGCCCAGATCACTGACCCTGATTTTCCAGGTGCAGTGTCTGTAGGTTTTTTGGACGGCTATTTTGTTTTTAACGAGCCAAACAGCCAAAAAATTTGGATTACCAGTTTGCTCGACGGCCTATCCGTTGACCCATTAGATTTTGCCAGTGCTGAAGGTTCACCAGACGGTGTGGTTGGTTTGATTGTTGACCACCGTGAGGTTTGGATTTTTGGCACAAATTCGGTTGAGGTCTGGTACGACGCAGGCACCCAAGACTTTCCTTTGCAACGCATCCAAGGCGCGTTTAACGAAATTGGTTGCGCTTCCGCTTACACGATAGCTAAGATGGACAACGGCGTTTTTTGGCTTGGTTCTGACGCCCGTGGGCGAGGTATCGTTTACCGAGCCAACGGCTACACCGGCCAACGCATCAGCACCCACGCAGTTGAGTGGCATATCCAACAGTACGGTAGCTTGTCGGACGCCCTAGCCTACACATACCAACAAGATGGCCATGCGTTTTATGTGCTGATATTTCCAAACGCCAACACTACTTGGGTGTACGACGTAGCCACTCAAGCGTGGCATGAACGAGCTGGCTGGAACAACGGCGAGTTCACACGCCATCGCAGTAACTGTCAGATGGTGTTTAACAACGAAATCATTGTCGGCGACTTTGAGAACGGCAATATCTATTCTTTTGACATGGAAGTCTACGCTGACAACAGCCAGATTCAAAAATGGTTGCGAAGCTGGCGAGCGTTGCCAACCGGCCAAAACAACCTCAAGCGCACAACCCACCACAGCCTGCAATTGGATTGCGAGGCAGGCGTTGGCTTAAATCTTGGCCAAGGCTCTGACCCCCAAGTCATGTTGCGCTGGTCGGATGACGGTGGTCACACTTGGTCAAATGAGCATTGGTCACCGCTTGGCAAGATCGGCGCGTATGGCCAGCGAACTTTCTGGCGTCGGTTGGGCATGACGCTCAAGTTGCGCGATCGTGTATATGAGCTTTCAGGCACTGACCCCAATAAAATAGCCATCATGGGGGCTGAATTGATCATAAGCCCAACCAACGCCTAACTATGGCAAACGTAGACCTTACCAATATCACACCACCGCGAGTGCCGCTGACTGACCAGCGCACCGGCCTAATCTCGCGTGAGTGGTATCGCTTTTTTCTAAATTTGTTTGAGTTAACTGGCGGCGGTAAAAACACTTCATCTTTGACCGACTTGCAGTTAGGCCCACCACCGCTGACGCAAGAAGACTTGGCCAACATTGACGTAGACGTTCAAACGCAAAACTACGCGCTTGACCAAATAGCTGAGATGCAAAAACAAATTCAAGCGTTGCAACTTCAAACCAATTACCAAACCGATGACTTTGCAGAAATGCAAAAGCAGATTCAAGCGTTGCAACTTACCCCGCCGCCAAGGGAGTTCAAACTGGCAAGGTACGGATCTTTTTACGACACCACTACGCAAACAGCCACCACAATCAATACGGCCAAAGCCATTACGTTTAACACAACAGACTTAAGCAATGGGGTGTTTATTGGCAGTCCAACATCAAGGATTGTGGTTGACAGCGAAGGCATCTACAACTTTGACACATCGTTCCAACTTGACAAAACGTCGGGAGGCACGGCAGAGTTTTATTTTTGGTTTAGGCTCAATGGTACAGACGTGCCGGACAGCGCCAGTCAGATCAGGGTTCAGGGTAATAATGGTGAAATTTTTTCATCGCTAAATTACTTTTTTGACTTGAAAGCCAATGATTATGTTGAACTGATGTTTTCGGTGAGTGACTTAAGTGTTGAACTTTTATCAGTTGCCGCCGTTGCTCCAGTTCCAGCCATCCCATCCATAATTCTGACAGTCAACAACAATATCGGAGGTTTCCAATGACCGTTACCGTTCGCGTCCTAGTTCCAGCCAAAACGGTTGAGAATTCCCAAACCACCCAGTACACTGCTACAGGTGTCACAACCATTATTGACAAGTTCACAGCGACTAACTTCAGCGGCAGTGCAGCAACCATCAGCGTCAACTTGGTGACGGCGGCTGGGTCAGCGGGCAATTCCAACTTGATCACCAAGACTAAGACGCTCCAGCCATCTGAGGTTTACACCTTCCCTGAGTTAGTTGGCCAAGTGCTTAGCGCCAGTGACTTTATTTCCACAATTGCTGGAACGGCTAGCGCCATCAATATGCGCGTTAGCGGACGTGAGGTGACATGATCCATCACCATTTCAGCGTGGGTAAGCATTACGGCATAAAATCAACCACAGACGTGGGTTGGTACTGCGTACACACTACCGATTGCGCCAACAAAATGTTGATTGAACTTGGTAATATTGAAAAAATTTGGCGTCAAGCTTAAAGGAGTAAATTATGGTTTGGCAATTCCTTATCCCCGCAGCGGCCAGTTTGATCGGCGGCTCAATGCAAGCTAAAGCGGCCAAGTCAGCCGCAAATACCGCCGCAGAGGCAACAAACCGTGCTACGGCGCTTCAAGAGCGCATGTACAGCGAAAACGTGGCAAGGCAAAAGCCTTTCTACGACGTCGGCGTCAATGCGTTGCCTGAGTTGGTGCAAGCGTCGAAGTACACAAATTTTGGAATGGGTCAATTTCAAGCTGACCCAGGCTATGGCTTTCGGTTGAAAGAAGGCCAAAAAGCATTGGAGCGCAGTGCCGCCGCCCGTGGCGGTCTGATCTCTGGCGGGGCTTTGAAAGCCGCGCAACAATACGGCCAAGAAATGGGTAGCCAAGAGTACACAAACGCTTTCAATCGCTACCAAGCAGAGCGCCAAGCTCGTTTGAACCCGTTACAGTCATTGACTGGAATGTCGCAAACCACAGCCAATACATTGGGCGCTGCGGGTCAAAACATGGCGGGTAATGTAGGCGCGGCGTACATGAACCAAGGTGCTAATGCTGGCAATGCTTTGCTGGCTGGCGCTCAAGCGCGAACATCGTCGTATGGTGATATTGCCAAACTGTATGGGCAAACCAACCCTAACTTTGGTAACTTGTTTGGTGGTGGTGGTGGTGGCGGTGGCGGTGCTGCTGGTTACAACATAAGTCCTGAACAGTACAGCGGTTACTTCGGAACATAAAAGGTCACATCATGGCGCTTAATTTTGGAATCCTACAGCCCGTCAATATTGGTGGCCAATTCATGGCTGGCCAAGAAGAGGCGCAACGCAATCAATTGGCGCAACAACAAAGAGCGCAAGATCAAGAGCTAAATGCCTTGCGTATGCAACAAACGCGGGGCGCTATTAGTCAACAAGAGCGTGAAGTAAAAGCGCAAGCCGCTGCTCAAAAAACGGGTATGTTTCGGGAGCGATTGCTTCGTGCGCCTAACCCTAACGCCGTTCGTGAGCTGGTAAAGATGCAATACGCTGACCCTGACTTAGGGCCAATACTGTCGCAAGCTAGCACATTGGAACAAGCGCTGGCAGAAGTACCAGATGATCCTGAACAGTTTGAGCGCCACCGCCAGCAAGAGGCGATGGGCATGTCCGAATGGATGAAGTCGCAACAACCTAAAGTTGTGGGCGGTTCGATATACTACCCTAGTACAGGCAAGTTTGATACACCTGCTAAAGAAACATCAACGCCAGAATCCTTGTTAATGCAACAGTTGGGCTATCCATTAACTCCACAAGGCTATCAAGACTTTATAAATGCAAAAAAACCAAGCACTTTACGTTCACGTGAAGAAGAAGATCAAGCCATTCGCATTGCCCGCGCAAGCCGCGCGCCTGCTCAGCCCGTTGCGCCAACAATTACGCAAATTGTTGATCCGACTAACTCAAATCAAATGATCACTATTGACGCCAAACGTTATCAAGGTGGTGGTGTCGGGTCACCAGGCGTTATTGGTGTTGGGGGTAAAGAACCAGGCGCGGCGTTACGCGTCAATAAAGTTGAACAAGGTAAAACTCAACTTGCGGATGATTTGGAAAATTTACGCGCGTCGTTTGAAACGCTTGATAAATTACGCGCTGTCCCAAGCACGGAGCGCGGCCCGTTATCTAACGTTGCTTCCGGAATTGCGTCTACAGCAATAGGCCAAAGAACAGGTCAATTCTTTGCCACAGAAGCGCAAGTTGAGCGCGATGTAATTAACAGCGCGCGTAGCCGATTGGTTAATTCAATTAAAAATGCTACCGGCATGTCTGCTCAACAACTCAACTCAAACGTTGAATTGCAAACAATGCTGAAATCAATTTCAGACCCTGGGCAATCGTATCAGTCTGCAATTCGTATTATTCAAGACATTGAAGACGCCTACGTTACCGGTAGCGGTATGTTGCCAAAGAAAGATAAGCCTAGGGGCGCGCCTGCTGCGACACAAGGAACTGGTGGGTTTAAATACCTTGGTAAAGAAAGCAAATAATGGCTACTAAATACCGTGTTCAAGGGCCAGACGGTGCGGTTCACGTCTTTGAAGGCCCAGACGATGCAACGCCCGCGCAAGTAGAAGCATTTGCGGCTCAGACTTTTGGTGCCGCGCCTGCGCCAAAGCAATTATCTGAAATTCCTGCGGCTCGTAAAGAACGAGGATTTTTTGAAACGCTCGGCGCGCCTATTCAAGCCGCGTCTGAAGGCATCATCAGCGGCGTAGGAAATGTCATGTTTGGTGGTCAAGAGTTGTTGGGCAAAGGTTTGCAAGCTGCTGGGGCAACTAGTGTGGGTGCATCATTGGCCGCTGATGCGGCGCAACGACGCGCGCAAGCGCAAGCCCGCGTAGCACCTTTTAAACAAGAATTCCCTATGTCTACTGGAGCAGGTGAGTTGGCTGCTGAAGTAGGCGCAACATTTCCTGTGGGCGGCATGATCGCTGCGCCTCTTCGCGCAGTGCCTGCTGCTGCGCCTTTGGCACAAGCTATTCGATCTGGTGGGTTTTCTACTGGTCAAGCTATACAAAAAGGCACGCCTGCTGCGGCTCGTCTTGCTGACATAGGCACCCGCGTAACGGGCGGCGCGATTACAGGTGGTGCTACTGCGGCGGTAATAAATCCCGCAGAAGCTGAAACAGGTGCAATGATTGGCGCAGCCATACCTCTAGCAGGTACTACAATAAATTATTTAGCTAAGGGTGCAGGATTTCTTAAAGATGCTTTTAGCGGCCAACTTGCTGCAATTAAAGCAGGCAAGATTTCGCGTGAAGTGGCCGGAGATCGCATTGGCGCTATCCGCGCCGCGTTAGCTGCCGCACCGGAAGATTTAACGGCTGCTCAAGCTACGGCGGGCGTACAAAACAATGCTTTTCAAGCCTTGGGTGCGTTTGCGGCTAAAACAGACGATATATCGTTAAAACTTAAACAACAAGCAGCAGATGATATTGCTTTGCTACACCGCATGGCTGAAGGCGGCAATGAAACCGAAGCGCGTCGCGCGTACGAAGAATCAATCAAACGGCTAAATCAACTGACGCAAGATATGCGAAATGTTGAGTTAGGCGCGGCCAATCAAGCGGCAAGAACAATAAACCAATTGGCACCGCAAGCGCAACAACGTCAAGCAAGCATGGTTAACGCATTGCGTGGTGGTATTCCTGTGGGTGAAGCGTTGCCTGGTCAAGCTGTCATTTCGCCGATAACGGAAGCCGCGCAACAAGCCGCAACTGCGGCTAAAGGCAAGCCAGGCTTTTTAAGCGCTGGCGATCGCTCGCAAGAATGGCAACAAACGTCTGACATCTTTGCTGATATTGCCAAACAACGCCGCGCCGAAGCAGGCTTTTTGGAACGCCAAATTGGCAGTTTGGAAGACTACGGTTTGCGTCCGTTGGACGCTGGCAGTATTACGGCAGCCATTGACACCAAACTTGCAACGCCAGGGCTTCGTGCTAGCTCAAACATGACCAAAGTGCTGCAAGCTGTTAAAGACGACATTGCCAATTTAACTGAAAAAGGCGGCGGCGTCATTGATGCACATGACTTGTACACACTTCGCAAAGAAGGCATTAACGAACGCATCATGCAAATTCTTGGACAGACTGATCCAAAGATCAGCGCCAAGGTAACGCGCAATGTGCTACAAGAAGTACGGCCTTTGATTGACGACGCAATTGAAAAAGCAGGCGGCACCGGCTGGCGCGACTACCTTAAAACATATTCGCAGGGAATGCAGGCCATTGACCAAAAGGCTATGGCAGCGCAAGCGGCAAAGTTGTTTAAAGATTCGCCAAAAGAATATGTGCGGCTTGTACGCGGTGATAACGCAGACGCGGTGGAAGCTATCTTTGGCCCAGGCAGTTACGACATTTTTAAAGAAATGGGCAGTAAGATGCCCACTTTAGAAAAACTTGCTGCTGGCGTTGAACGGGCAGGCGCAATGAAAGAAGCCGCCGCGTTAGGTGCAGAAAGACTTACTGCTGTTGTAGAAGATATTGGTCGGACTTTTCCCCGCGCCCCCTCGTTACTTAACCGTGCAGTAACTTTTGGCAACGTTACGTTTGAAGAACTTGAAAAACGGCTCGGCAAAAAAGTTACCGCTAAGCTACAAGAGGGTATGGTGTCGGGAAAGACTGCGTTAGAAATGCTTAATACGTTACCTTCAGCAGAACGTGCGGGAGTGCTACGTATTTTGACTGACCCATCAAGATATGGGAAAGCTGGCGCGGCGGCGGCTCGTGCAGCGGTAATGCCTCAAGCACCAACAAACGCCCTTGCACCCGCGCAAGAAAACCAAAACGCTCTTGCACCATGACTGACGATACTTCAACAAAACTGGCGGTGCATGAGGCCGTCTGCGCTTCACGCTACACGGCTATTGAGAAGTCATTCATTGAGGGCGACAAGCGCATGACGCGCATTGAGTACTTGATCTACATCGTCATCGTTGCGGTTTTATTCGGCCCAGGCTTTGCCGGTGAGCTGGTCAAAAAAATATTGGGGTTGTAAATTGATCCGATCAGCATCCTCTTTGCCGCCAATGCTTGCGTTGCCGCCATCAAGGAAGGATGCGAACTCTACAAGCAAGCCAAGGAAACTTTTGTTGAAGTCAGGGAGACTTATGACGAAGTGGCTGGGATTGCGGCTGAGGTCGGCGGTTTTCTTGGCCCCATCATTGCATGGTTCCGAGCCAAGCCAACAGCCAGCGCCAAGCCAGCCAAGGCCAAGCCTGTGGCGAAAAAGAAGGAAAAGTACGTTGACGAAACCAAGGTCATGGCCGATGTCGTCAAGCAGCTCACAGAGTTTTTCAAACTCCAAGAACAACTTGCCGCGCACATAAGGGAAGAAGAAGAAAAGAGCCAGACTGTCTATGATCCCAACGCCAACCTGATGGAAGCCGCGCTCAATCGTGTGATGGCGCTAGACCAGATGGCCAAGCTTGAGGTCACAATCAGGGAGACGATGGTGTATCAGTCACCGCCCGAGATGGGGGCGCTGTACAGCAAGGTGTTTGAGATGCGCGACGTCATATCAGAAGAACAAGAAAAGGCTAGACTCAAAGAGGAGGCGCAGAAGAGGCAAGACGCATGGCTACACAGGCAAGAGGAAAGAAACCTGCAAGCAAAACTGGCAGCAGTAACGGCGACTTCTATCTTCCTCCTTTACCTGTGGTCGTGGCTCCTGTTCGTCAGTCAGTGGGGGAAGAAATAATGGGGTGGGTCGCCGCTTGTGTGCTGGTCGCCCTGCTTTTGCCCCTTGGGGCCATGCTGTATTTGGACATCTTGGAAGCCAAACACGAAGTGAAGACGCAGACTGAAAAGCTTGAGCGCTTAAGGCGTGAAATTGAAAGGAAAGAACGTGACAAAGCAACTGGAACAAAATTCAACCTATAACCAATTCGACACCGACCACGACGGCGTGGTGACCGACACTGAACTTGCCCGTTCCGAGCGGATGCTGATGATTGAGAACATGGACAAGATGGCCGACCAACAGCGCGTCATGTCATGGGCCGCGCTTGCCGCACCACCAGTCTTGATTGCTTATCTGGCCTCTAACCTAGTAAGTTTGGAAAAGGTCAACGCTTTGAATGGTCTTGCCACCACCTACTGTGCGGCGATGGGAACAATCGTTGTGGCGTTCATGGCTGCTCAAGCCTACGTCCGTGGTAAGGCAGAGGGGTGAAAATGGATCAAACACTACGAGGCAAACTGACTTATAAAGTCACCCTGATGGTCGCTTCAACTTTGTGTATTGTTGTTTGCAGCATGGTGTTTACGTTGATGGTTGGTCTGTTTGATCCCCTCGTAGACAACACTGAAATTTTCAAGCTCATCAGCCCTGCATTCCAAACCGTGGTTGGCGGGTTCATTGGTTTGTTGGCTGGCATCAAGCTGTCTCATGACGATGAAGAAGTGACCAAAAAATGAAGGGTTTACTCTCTGGATTGATTGCCCTGCTGCTGACATTCGGTGGCGGGTATTGGTACGGCAAGAGCGTCGAGAAAGACGCTCAGCAGGCTGAGGTGGACAAGCTCAACACCGAGGCCCGTGCCAAAGAACAAGCCCTGACCGTGGCCGTGACAACAACTGCTAATGCACTGAGGAAGACAAATGAAAAAGCCAAGACTGCTACCAAAGAGCGCGACGCTGCTATTGATTCTGGCGCTCTCAAGCTGCGCGTCAAAACGACCTGCCCCGTACCAGCCGCCGCAGATCCCAGCCCTGCCGCCGGAGATAGTGGAGGAGCGTCATCAGCCGAGCTTGACCGAGAGACTGCTAAAGCTCTTGTCGCCATAGCCGAAGAAGGCGACCGCGCCATTCAAAAACTCAACGCTTGCATCACCCTTTACAACAACGCTAGGAGCGCCCAATGAATCTGTCAGCAAATTTCACCCTCAAGGAACTCACAAAGTCAGACACAGCTACCAGACTGGGGCTGGACAATACACCTGATGAACAGGCTTTAGAGAACTTGAAAACCCTTTGCGAGATGGTGTTGCAACCAGTTCGTGAACACTTTGGCAAGTCTGTTACCGTGAACTCTGCCTATCGCAGTCCTGAGTCAAATGCTGCGGTGAATGGGTCGAAGTCCTCAGACCATTGCAAAGGCATGGCGGCAGACATCGAGATTGTTGGTGTTGCCAATGCTGATCTGGCCCAGTGGATCATGGACAACTTGGAATACACCCAGCTCATCCTTGAGTTCTACACACCAGGTATCCCAGACAGCGGATGGGTGCACGTGTCGTATGACCCAAACAACTTGAAGAAGCAAGAGCTGACCGCCACCAAGGTAGCGGGCAAAACTACGTACCTCAACGGGCTGGTTGCTTAACCTCGGCCTCGAGTTCGCGCAAGTCCATAGCGACGTCTGCGACGCCGTGCCAATCACACCGCGCAATCATCACGTGAAGGTATTCAATCAAGATTGCGCGTTGTGTTTCGTAGTCACTGTAGTCGGTCATTTCAGGCTCCTGATGTAAATTGCAAAACTATCGACGGTGTCTTTGCCAAACACCGTCATCTTCTCAATGTGCTGAGCGATCTCTTCGATCACATGGTCACGGTAGGGGTTCAGCGCCACCCGCACGGCTTCTTTGCGTTGACTGGCTTGCTGCTCCATCTCGTTGAAGTTTTCATCCATTATTCAGCTCCCTGTACGCTTTGATGGCGTCTTTCAAGTCTTGCTCCAACTGCTGGATGCGCTCGTCCTGTTCCAACAGCTTCTCGTCGGCTTCCTTGGCAAACTTTACCAAGTTCTCACGGCTCCACGTGTCAAACACTTTTCTTCTCCTGAATGCTCTTGGCCAACTGCTGGCGCAACCACTTGGGCCCACCCAGTTTCTTCCACTCTTCGTAGTGCGCTGGAATCAAGCGCACTCCAATGTTTTTGGCCACGCTTGTCAGTTCACTTTTTGGTCTTGGCATTTGTGTTGCTCTCCCACTACTCGGTTTAAAAAAAGCATCTTGCATTCTGTACATCTCCACAAGTCGCCTGAGACGACTATGGTTTGCTTCTCTGCGTGTTGCCCACGCACCTTTCCAAAGAATGTTCTGATCTTCTCAAGCATTTTGGTTCTCCCATCTTTTACACAAATCTTTCACGGTCTGACTCTTGCGCTTGCCCTTGCACACGTTGCTGATTGACTTCTGCTTGGCCTTGGCTTGCAACTGCGCCGGTGTCAAAGGCTTTGGTGGGTCAGCAGGCAACAAGCCCGCCACGCCCAGCCAACAGCACACAGCGCCGACAAGTAAACGATCAAATATCATTCTTCCCCCTCATGTTCTTTAAGCCGACGCTGTAGCCTGCCAATGCGTTCGACGTTGTAGGTGACGATTGACGCCGCATACTCGACTGCCGACTCAGCCTCCAACTTTTTGATGATCGCCTCACGCAGTTCCTTGGCGATGATCTCGTTGATCGTCTTGGGCTTAATCAACTCTTTGATGTACTTGAGTGTTGATTCGCGCCAGCTCATGGTCGTCTGGCCTCTTGTAAAAGTTCAATACGCTCTCGTGACGCTCTGAGCGTGGTGTAGCGTTGGTGCAGACGCTCCAGCACCACCACACGCTTGGCGTTGGTTCGCTCATGCGTCAGCATATCCAACACCTTCTGCTCGTCAAAGGTCTTGAGGTCATTGTTTAGTTTTCGCCAAGTGAGTTGCAATTTTGTCCTCCAGTTGTTTAATCATGTTCATGTTCTTGCTCAACTTACGCCATGCGGCGTTGAAGTCGCGCTGGTAAATCTTGCGGATAGACTTCTCCGCCTTCAGTTGGGTCTTCCATTTAAGTAATCTCATTTCAAAGCCTCCATTGCAATATCCGACACAGCGCGCTTGTCGTGTAGCGCGCCCCAAATCTTTTCGTCCACAGTCTTGTTGGTCATCATCACGTAGACCCAGACGTCGTGACGCTGGCCTGATCGGTGCAAACGCCCGACGGTCTGCTCGTACAGTTCCAACGACCAAGGCAGGGACAAGAAAACGATTCGACAGCCGCCGAACTGGAGGTTGAGCCCGTGCCCTGCGGATTTCGGATGCACCAGTAAAAGCTCGACTTGCCCGTCGTTCCAGCGTTGAATGGCGTCTTTGTCGTCAAGGGTGAGCGCGTGTTTGTAGCGGCGCTTGAGCTCAGCAAGCTCTTCTTGATACGTGTAAGCAATGATGGTGTTGGCGTGTTGGTTTTCATTTAATAGTTCATCAAGTCGGTCAAATTTGTGCGCGCTGAACCAGATCGGCGTCTGCGTAGAATCGAACCTGCCAGGCGTCTCAGACGCCGTTCTGCGCGTGTCGTAAACGAAGCCGCTGGCCATCTGTTGCAACTTGCCTGTCACCACCCCCGCATTGATCGCGGTGACGTCCAACGCTTGAAAGTCCTTCTTCATCTTCTCGTACGGCTCACGGTCGTACAGGTCGCACCGCACCTCGACCACGTGCATGGGCGGCAGCCGGTCTTTGTACTCGCCTGGCTCCAAGACGTAAGTGGCTGGCTTGATGCGCTGCATGACCTGCCCCAGCGCGCCAACGCGTGGCGCCCACTCGCCAAAGTCTGGGTTGATCAGCACGAAATACTGCTGCATGAACGCGCCCTTGGAGCGGCCAAGCAACGTCTGGTCAACAATCTTGCACTGGCCAAAGACGTCTTCCAAGCCGTTGCTGGTGAAGGAGCCCGTCAAGCCCCAGCGCACGACCATAGGGTCGATGACCTTCATCAGCGCTTTGAAACGTGTGCCGCTGGGGTTTTTTAAGCGCGTCAGCTCGTCAAAGACGATGCCATCAAAGTCCAGCGCCTGCTCGGCCAGCCATTGGATGTTGTCGTAGTTGCTCACCACGATCTGCGCCTTGGACGCCAGCGCAGCACGTCGCTGGCCAGGTGTGCCCACCGCCACGGCCACCGGCACATCAGGTGCCCACTTGGGCTGCTCGACTGGCCACACGTCGGTGCAGACGCGCTTGGGGGCGAGGACGAGGAACCGCTTGACCACGCCGTTGCCCAGCATGTCTTGCATGGCCGTCAAGGTGATGGCTGTCTTGCCAGCGCCAACTGGAGCCAAAATCATGGCTCGGTTGCGCTCGTACAAGAAGTCAGCCGCTTCATCTTGGTAGGGTCGTAATGAATAAGTCAATCTGTTCCTTTGTCCACAAACACGCATAGTTCTGTTTCAACGACGCCATGTCGTCAGCAAACATCTTCTGCAACACTGACAACCTGCCGCCTTTGGTTTTCAACTCGACAAACCAAGTGCTGCCATCAGGCAAACACGCAATCCTGTCAGCAACGCCTTTGCGCCCAGGTGACGTGAACTTGTACGTCTTGCCACCAATGCGCTCGACCGCCCAGATGAAGTGATTCTCAACTATTTTTTCTTTCATGTCAAAAAGTTTAGCACAGTTTATTTTTATGTGCTATAGTTCAGTCTCAATCAACTACAGGAGAGTTCAGTGAATCACAGTAAGATCGTCGGCGGCTCAACCGCCAAGCGCGTTATGAACTGCCCAGGCTCAGTGGCCTTGGTGCAGAAAATGCCGCCACAGCCCAGCAGCAAATACGCCGATGAAGGCACACTGTTGCACAACGTCATCGCTGAGATTGTGATGAGTGACAACCCACCCGAGCATTACCTCGGCACCAAGTACAACGACATTGTGCTGACCCAAGAACTGATCGACGAGAAACTCAAGATTGCCTTGGCCGCGCTTGACGAGATTGACCCTAACAAGGAGATGGAAATTGAAGCTGAAACACGTGTTGGTTTTGGTGACCTGTTGCCTGGCGTTTTTGGCAGTACAGATCTCATTGGTCGCATTGGGAATAAAGCTGTCGTCTTGGATTGGAAGTTTGGCGATGGTGTCGCAGTAGAAGTCGAAGAAAACCCGCAGCTCATGTTCTACGCCGCAGCGTCCATGCGTACCGAGGAGTCCAAGTGGGCATTTGAAGGCGTTGAAGAGATCGAGATGGTGATCGTGCAGCCCCCGCAGGTCAAGCGCTGGGTGACCACGCCAGCTCGCATCGCCAGCTTCGAGCGTGACTTGGTAAGCGCAGTCAAGCAGGCTGAGAAGCCCGACGCGCCCATCGTCGCTGGTAGCCACTGCCGCTGGTGTACAGCCAAGCCCATTTGCCCACAGATGACCGGCGCTGTTGACCGCGCGCTGAAGACGCAGATTGACAGCTTGGACGCGCCTATGATCAGCGCGTATCTCAAAAATGCTGATATGCTGGAGCAATGGATCAGCGACTTGCGCGCTTTGGCGTTGCAAATGCTCGACTCTGGAGCCAAGCTCCCTGACTACAAGCTGGTGGCCAAACGCGCCATCCGCCAATGGACTGACGAAGACAAGGCTAAGGTCGCCCTGTTTGCGTTTGGTCTGACAGAATCTGAGGTGATGGAGACGTCTGTGATCTCTCCGGCCAAGGCTGAAAAGGCGCTCAAAAAGCGCAAGCTCGCCCTGCCGGATGATCTGGTCGTCGCCATCAGCTCAGGTACAACACTGGCAAGCGCGGATGATCCACGCCCAGAAGTGTTGCAAATCGGGAAGCAGTTGACTGCCGCCCTCTCTAAACTTCAATAAGGAAAATCATGTCCAATCTAGTAGCGTTCTCTCAAGCTGGCTTGCCAGCAGTCTCCACCCTGTCAACCGCTTTGCGCGCGATCCAAGCAGACGTCGGCCCAGCCGGTACGGTCATCCTGAAAATGGACAAGACCGGCCATTGGGTCTTCGGTGCCGATCAAACCGAAGTCGAAGACGACAGCAAGTGGGCCGTCAACCCCTTCTCCTTTGTCCACGGCTTCATTGCTTGGGGTGACGGTGAGGTGTTGGCCGAGAAGATGGCCAGTGTTAGCCAGCCATTGCCCGAACTCGACGAAGCGCCCCCAGGTGCCAAGAAGGGTTGGGAGACACAAGTGGGTCTGTCGTTGAAGTGCATCAGTGGCGAAGACAAGGGCATGGAAGCGCGTTACACCACCACGTCAGTGGGCGGTAAAAAAGCGGTTCAAGCCATTGCAGTCGCCTTGGCGGAACAGGTCGAGAAAGATCAAACCAAGCCTGTGGCTATCGTGCGCCTGAAGAAGGATCACTACGCCCACAAGTCTTACGGCAAGATCTATACGCCTGTCTTTGAAGTGCTCGAGTGGATCAGCATGGACGGCGAGCCAGAGGTTGCTGCTGAAGCACCCGCTGCACCAGCAGGTCGTCGTCGCCGGTCTGCCTGATGACACTTTGGGTTGATTTTGAGACCCGTAGCGCCTGCGACCTAAAAGCCGCAGGCGTTTACAACTACGCCCAAGACGCCAGCACCGAAGTGCTGTGCATGTCCTACGCGTTTGATGATGATGATGTAAAAACTTGGCTTCCTTTTATACATGACGAGCATGGTCATGTAAAAAAAATGCCGTTTCCTATGCAAGTGGCCAATTACACAGGCCCCATCTACGCCCACAACGCGGCGTTTGAGCGTCTGATCTTTTGGTATGTCTTGCAGATCAACTTCGAGCTGGAGCAGTTCGTCTGCACCGCAGCACAAGCCCGCGCCAACTGCGCGCCTGGGTCGCTGGAAGACGTTGGCCGTTTTGCTGGCGCGTCCATGAAGAAAGACCACCGTGGTGCCCAACTGATCCGCCTGCTGTGCATACCCCCATTCCGCAACGATCCCGAGCTCATGGCCGAGATGGTGGCCTACTGTGAGCAGGACGTCCGTGCCATGCGGTCGATCAGCAAGGCCCTGCGCCCCCTCAGTGCGGACGAGCTGGCCGACTACCACGTCAACGAGCGCATCAACGACCGTGGTGTGTTGGTGGACGTGCCCCTGTGCCAAGCCGCCGTCAAGTTCGCCAGCGACGAGCTGATTGAGATCGAGCAGATCGTGGCCGAGGTGACCGAAGGGGCCATCACCAGCGTCAGGTCGCCTAAGATGCGCCAGTGGGTGATCGACCGCGTGGGGCCACAGGCCCTGAAGCTCATGAAAACCGGTGAGAAATATTCGATTGACAAAACTGTGCGGGCCAACCTGCTTGCGATGGAGAATCCAGATGAGATACCGCCCGCTGTTGCCGAGGTCATTCAATGCGCGGACGACCTATGGGCGTCTTCGGTTGCGAAGTTCAGCCGCCTTGCAAGCCTCGCCGATGTCGAGGATCACAGGGTACGCGGAGCCTTTGTATTCGCTGGAGGATCTGCCACTGGACGAGCTTCAAGCTACGGGGCCCAGGTTCACAATTTCACTCGCAAGTGCGCCAAATCGCCCGAAGACGTTAGAACTGCAATGGTCAGAGGCCATTCAATTGTTCCTCAATTTGGAAAGCGCGTTACTGATGTCCTCAAGGGAATGCTCAGGCCCGCACTGATACCGGCTAAGGGTAAGTTCCTAGTCGTGGCCGACTGGGCAGCCATCGAAGCCCGCGCCACCCCGTGGCTGTCCAACTGCCCAGCAGGCACCGCCAAGCTGGCCATCTTCGCCAAGGGCGAGGACGTTTACAAGGTCAACGCCGCCGCCACCTTTGGCGTTGCAGTCGATCAGGTCAACGGTGAACAGCGCCAGATCGGCAAGGTTCAAGAGCTGGCCTGCGGCTTTGCCGGTGGCGTCGGTGCCTTTGCCGCGATGGGCCGCGTCTACGGTGTGCACCTGCCCGAGTCGGACGCCAAGCGCATGGTGGACGCGTGGCGTAGGGCAAACCCTTGGTCTGTGCCGTACTGGCAGAACTTAGAAGAAGCCTACACCCGCGCCATGCGAAACAAGGGCCACGGCTTCAGCGTGGGTCGGGTTACCTATATGTTCGACGGCCAACATCTTTGGTACGCTCTACCTTCTGGGCGTGTGCTGTGCTACCCGTTTGCCAAGCTGGAGCCGGACGGCGTGACCTACGCCAAGGCGGCGTGGAAACCAGCAGCAGACGCAAAAGAATGGCC